CAGATTATCAAAAAACTCAACAAGACCTTATAGATTCTAAAAAGAAAAATTTAGAAGAAGGTTTAAAATTAGCTCGTGAGTCTCATAAAGCGGCTTATGAATCTGGTGACTCTGATAAATTATTAGATTTAACAGAAAAAATTGCTGATATTAAGTATGATATGAAATCACTTAATAGTGAGGCTATTAAAAAAGTTACGACATCTGATAGCGATGTGGAAAAATTAACTACAAGTGCAACGAACACAAGTTCTAGTCAAGTTGATCCCAAAGCTCTAAGATGGGCACAATCGAACCCTTGGTTTGGTAAAGATGTTGCTATGACCGGTGCGGCATACAGCATTGATGCTCAATTAAAAAACGAAGGTTACGACCCATCTTCAGAGGAATATTATGCTGAAGTTGATCGCAGGGTAAAGGAATCCTTTCCTCATAAATTTGAAGAAGAAAAACCTAGACAAGTAGTAGCTGGTGTAAGACGAGGTACTAAAAACACGACTAATAAAGTTCGTTTATCTGAAAGCCAACTCGCAATGGCTCAGAGATTAGGAGTGCCACCTGAAGAATATGCGAAGTTTGTAGGGAGTAATTAATATGACAAAATCTACACAAACGACTCGTTCTAATGTTTCTCGTAAACATACTGAACGCAAAGTAACTTATACGCCTCCTAACGATCTGGATGCACCCAAACCCCACTCTGATGATATGAAATACAGATGGATAAGGGTACAAACTGTTGGAGAGGATGATACACGAAACATATCTAGACGAAGAAGAGAAGGATATGAATTTGTGCGTAAAGAAGAGCATCCAGATACAGAATTACCTGTACACGAAGGAGGTAAGTTTGCCGGAGTGATAGGAAGTGGAGATTTGGTTTTAGCAAAAATTCCAAAGGACTTCGTAGATGCAAGAAATACTTGGACTACTGACAGGACAAAAAGACAGCAACGTGCTGTTGATGAGAATATGATGAGAGAACAACATCCTTCCATGCCTATATCACAAAACAAAGATACTTCTATATCAACTGGGAATAAGCCTAAGTTTGATAATTAATAGTGTACAGATAGCAATACTGGAGAAATAACAAATGGCTAATTTAGACGCTCCTTCTGGAGCAAAACCACTTCGCCATAATTCTGGAGGCACAATTAGAAGCAAAGAATATAAAATAGCTTCTGGTAGTTCTACTAGCATTTTCACTGGAGATTTCGTTAAATTACTTAGCACTGGTTACATTGATGTAGCGGCGGCAGGTAATAGACTTCTTGGTGTTTTTGCTGGTGTGAAATACACAGCCTCAGATGGTACGCCAAAATTTTCAAAATATTGGCCTGCAAGTACCGCTACTCTAGGTTCTGCTGATGCGATTGCTTATGTTTATGACGACCCTAATATTGTATTTGCAATACAAGGGGATGGCACAGATGCCTTTACGCAAGTTGGAAATCTCACTAATATCGTAGCTACTGCTGGATCAACCACTACTGGTCAATCCAAAATGGAGCTTGATACAAGTGGTATTGGAACGGGCACTGCTAATTTAAGAATACTTGGTCTTGTAGATGACCCCAAAAATGTTTGGGGAGCAAATGCAGAGCAAGAAGTTCTTATTTACGAACATGAACTTAACCAGCACATTGATGCAGACGGAACACCGGGAGTATAATCATGGCAATATCAAGATCACAACTAGCAAAAGAGCTAGAACCGGGACTTCACGCCTTATTTGGCTTGGAGTATTCACGTTGGGAAAAAGAACACGAAGAGATATTCGCATCTGAAACTTCTAGCAGAGCTTTTGAAGAAGAAGTTCTATTAACAGGTTTCAAAGGTGCGGCAGTTAAAGCAGAGGGATCAGCAGTCGGTTACGACTCTTCTTCCGAACTTTGGACTGCTAGGTATACTCACGAAACTATCGCATTGGCATTCGCAATTACTGAAGAAGCAGTTGAGGATAACCTTTACGATACACTTTCAAAGAGATATACTGCGGCTCTTGCACGTTCTATGGCATATACTAAACAAGTTAAAGGAGCTAACGTATTAAATAATGCGTTTAGTTCAAGCTATCCGGGTGGGGATGCAAAAGCGTTGATTACAACGGATCACCCTTCACTTGAAGCTGGAGACTTGGCTAACGAGCCAATAACTGCAACTGATCTATCTGAAACTTCACTAGAAAACGCAATGATTTCTATTGGTGGTTTCGTTGATGATAGAAACATACCAGTTGCTGTACAAGCTCGTAAGTTAGTAATACCAAAAGACTTAGCATTTACTGCTCAAAGAATTTTGAAAAGTGACCTAAGAGTTGGTTCGGCTGACAATGATACTAATGCATTAAAGAGCATGAATATGCTACCAGAAGGATATGTGGTTAACCACTATCTAACTGATACTGATGCATTCTTTATCTTAACAGACTTGAGAGAATCTGGTCTGAAAATGTTCCAAAGAAGACCTTTAAAAACTTCTATGGAGCCAGACTTTGAAACAGGAAATATGCGTTTCAAGGCATCTGAAAGATATTCTTTTGGATGGTCTGACTGGAGAACCGTATTTGGTTCACCGGGAGCGTAATAAAGTACAAATGAGAGGGGGTTTATCCCCCTCTTATCTTATTTCTAGGATTAATTAATTATACCAACTGCCCTAGCAGACAATCGTAGAAGCGATGGTATGATTTAACTACGGAGAATTATTATGGCTAATACAACATTTAGCGGCCCTATTCGTTCAGAGAACGGGGTTAAGCTAGTTAGCAAGAATACTACTTCCGGTTTAATATCAGACAGAACAGTCGGGGATTATCCCAGAGACACTAGACGATATTATCTGGAAGAATACTTTAGTAAAAGACCGGGTCTTAATGCCAATCTTGATGCAGTGGCTACAACTGAAGCATGGAG